AGTTGCCGCTTCCAGCGGAGATTAGAATCGCCATCAGTTCCTCTTACGCGAGCGGGTGAGTGTAGGTCAGTGAAGCTACAGAGAACGGGATCGTTGCAACGATCGACGTGCTCGACAGCTGGAGATCTCCGCCGCCGCCAACTCCGGTGATTGAGCCCTGCAGCACCACGTCACCACCGCTGTCCTTTGCACGGAAGTGGAGCGCCGTACCAGTCGCATTCGCTGATGCGTCAGGCGTGATGGCATTCGCAGTCGCGACACCATCGACTGGCGCTGCGAAGGCTGGCGTGCCAAAGGTGCAGACTGCGAGCAGAACGCCGGAATCTGCGTCACTTGCGAGAGCGGGTGCAGCACCAGTACGGATCTCGAGCGTGCCTCCATCGAGGAGGTCAGTAACAGCCGCGCAAGCGACATCGGCTGTATCGGGGTGCAAACGAATTGACATTGAATCTCCTAGCGACGCCTACCAAGCGTCGTGATGCCCTGACGAGTAAGATTATCCGTGAGCTCTTCCTTGAACACCTGACCAAGAACCGTGCGATCCGGCAGTACCAAGTAGATTGGCTGATTGGCATCTGCAGAACCTGCACCTGCCATTCCTCCCGGCGCGTACTTGGCCATCACATCGGAAGCGAAGTCATACGACTGGTCTGGGCGGATAACCGCTTCCTGACCATGAAGTTTGACACTCGTTCCCGCACCCCAGTTTTCAAACCAGTTTCCGCTCGCCACGATCGAGCCAACTGCACGACCCGGCTCTGAAGGATCAGGTGTTGGAGGCACACCTGGATCAATCGGCGGCAGACCTGGAACTTGCCAGTTACGGAACGGATTCGGCAGATCATCCGGAATACCAAACATCTTGTCGATCAACGCGTCGATCTTACCGATCAACGTGTTCATCGCACTGGTCATCAGTTCAGTAGCAGACGGCCCGAGTGCCTGCCAGATACCAAGTTCCCTCGACTGGTCAATCATCATCTGGGTATTTGCGTCGAGCGGAATACCGAGATCACGTGCAGCTTTTTCAGCACGCTGCAAGTAATCCTGCATTGGCAGGAGTGCGTCTCTCGTCGAGCCGCCAACCTGATTGACCTGATCCTGAATCGCAACGTAGGCGTTGTATCCAGCATTCTGAATCGCCCCGAACGACTGAGCGTCGAGGAGGTTCATGTTTGTCAGACCAACAATCGACTGTCCCAGTGCGCCGATACCAGCCACTACGTTCGGGATGGCCTGGACAATCGCGTTCTGCGTATACAGCATCTTGACCAGCGGGTCATCCGGCATAATGCCGAGTGCCTTGTACGATGCAAAGAACGCCGCGAGTCCATCCTTCGCTTCGAGAATCGCCTGGGTAAGAGTTTTACCATCAGCCATTGAAGCGAAGATATTACCAGCAATTACGATTCCAAGATTCTCAAGTTCACCTTTTGCTGTTGCAGCAGCAGCCGCCTGCTCAGCCAAGGCATCAGTGAGTTTCTTGTTCGCTTCGGTAATTTTGTCAACGTCCCCAGCAGCTTCAGCGATAGCGTCGTTGGCTTCTTTGATCTTCTCGCCGATCGCCTGCCATCGTCCATAACCAGCTGGCATTTCTGCAAGAGCACCAACCTGTTCGAGCAGCATACTACCCTGCTCGGACATGAACTTCATTACTTCCTTAGACTGTACACCAAATTCATACGTAAGAGCAACAATCTCTCGAAGCTCCTTACGAATGAAGCCCATCTTATCGGTTCCAACTTCAAGCATCTGAGAGAAGCTCTTATCGAGTGCTTCAGCAGCCTGTTCGAGGGTGAACCGTCCCATCTCCAGCATCACGAAAATGTCTCGGATGCCGCGTGCCAAACTCTTGAAGTTCTTCTCGGTGACACCAACTTCCTGGATGATATCACCCATGTGGAAGATTTCAGCGGAGAGCATGTCTCCACCGAATTGTGTCTTTGCAGTGTTCTCAATGCTGCGAGAAAGTTCCTCACTGATACGTTCACCGAGTCTATTAGCGATTCGGTTCCCGATCTCTTCCCACTTCAGCTTGCGAACAGCACCCCAGATAGCACCAACGAAGAACCCTGCGATACCACCGATCATTCCGAATTGACTGCCGATACTGGCGCCGGTCATGGCGCCACGCATCGCACGATTCTTCTTACCGGCCACATCAGTTGCAGACTGCATCAGGGCGAAACCCTGAACCGCAGCCATGAACAACTTCATGTAGGAATCCATCATGGCCGCGCCGCCATCTTTACCGCTTAGCGCATCTCCGGAGAACTTGTACTTCTTGTTGCCATGTTCATCCTCGACCTGCTTACCTTCACTGTCGAGAACAGGCTTCATAAATACTTCACGGAGAGTTTCGCCAACTTCGACTCCAACTCCCATGAGCGCAACAAGTTCAGCAACCTGTTTGAGGATTCCACCAAAAGAATCACCCATAATGTTCGCCAGCTTGCTGAAAGCTGACGACATGTCCTTCACACTGTCCTTGAAAGTCTCCCTGAAATTCTTCTTGATCTTCTTTACTGTATCGTCTACACCTTCTAGACCTTCAGCAAAGATACCAAAGAATGCCGGGTTAACTGCGGCAACTGCCAACAGTGCAGCCTTGTATTCCCACATCTGCTCGACAACCTTCTCGAGTTTGATGATGAGACCTTCAAGCTGCTCGTCCTGTAACTCCTGCCATCGATCGGCTGCAATCTCAATCGGCCGCGCTTCTGCGAACTCGGCCTTGAGAGCGTCGTATTCTTTACCAACCTCGAACAGAGCCTTGATAGTTTCATCAGACTCACGTGCGATTACATTTGACCACTTCTGCTGATTTATCTTTAGTTCAAATGCACGAACGTTCTTGGAGAAATTTTCGAGTTCTTCGGATACTTCTTTCCAGTAGTTAGAATCAGTGACCGTACCTTCAAGATCACCTTTCTGGAATCCCTTGAGTTCGAAATTCAGCTGAGCCGCAGCACGAGCCGCTTCGTAAAGCGACTCATGAGCAGCGACACCAGTCGCTTTGAGATATTCGAGTGTTCCCTGAGCAGCATCACTGAACTGACCCATGAACTCTGCAGAAGGTTTGAAACCCATCTCCTTCATCTTCTTCAGAGCTTCGTTCATTTCGGTGAATTTTGAAAAGTCACCGAAGCCCATGTATTCTTCAAACTTCTTGGATTTCTCGAACGCCTCGTCGATAGCTTTGTTGAGTTCTCTCTGCCGCTTAGCAAGTTCCTTAGCAGAAAGACTTGCTCCATCCGCTCCAGTCTGATACTGTTTCCAGAAATTGACCATTGTATCATTGGTCATTTTATCTATATGGGCATCAATGGCAAATCCGGTATCAAACTGCTTCAGTGTCTGTGCAGCATAACCTTCTGCATCTTTAGGTTTGGACTTCTCCATCGACCAACCACGACCCTGTGCTTCTCGTGTCAAAGCATTGTCGGGGTTGATTTTGAACGGATCAGGTACATCTTGAATCGGTGCAAAATACTGAATCCCTCTCCGCAAAATCATCAACTGCTGCAGAGGTGGAATCAAGCCGGTGATCATGCGTTCAAGCATTCCACCACCGGTTACGAAATTGTTCAGAGGTCCAAGAATATCACCAAACGCTTTTCCAAGATCGTTAATGATATCCTTGAAAGTTTCCAGAGTTGTCGCATCGTCAGTGACAGTCTTCGTAACAATTCCAAAATGAACGAATACGTCACGAAGATCTGACATGATTGCTACGACGGCAGTCAGTACGCCGATCGAAGCTAGAGCAACCATGAAACCAGTCCAGGCTGCACTCATGGCAGAAACTATGCCACTCAAACCTTCAAGCATCGTCAATCTAGCAGCAGCGTCTACGAACCGCCAGATTGAACCACTTGCCATTTCAAAGAGTTTCCAAAGTCCTGGAAGTCCTGAAATGAATCCTTTGATTGCCGCTCCTGCAGTTCCCAAGGCAGAGCCAAAGGAAACAAGCACAGCATTCATTGATCCTAGTGCAACGTTGAATCCTGCCGCTGCACCAGTTGTCCCAGTGAAGAAGGACATCAACATCATGAATACTCGTGCACCTCCAGTAATCACACCGAACAGCTGACCGAACGTATACTGAAGAACTCCAAGTCCGGTTGCAATCAGTGGCAGAGTTGCAGCAAGCAGGGTCATCTTAACGATGAGATCCTGAGTAGCTGGGCTAGCATCCTCGAACGCCTGAGCCATCGCCTTGATGGACTTGAGGAACGGTTCGAGGGATTCAAGATTCCTACGAAGAGCGTTGAGGAACGGTCCACCCAACGTGAGGGCCACATCGTACAACTTGTTCTGGACAACCTGCAACTGATTCCAGAATGTTGTGGCCTTCTTGCTAAACTCTTCCTGCAAATGCATACTTGCCGTGAACGCTCTTTCGCCACCTTTCACAGTGGCGTTGAGCATTCCGTACGCATTGACAAGACTCAGGATAACCTGATTGTGTCGAGCTGCGGTACCGAACATTTCGGCAACAGTACTCGAAAGGTGCTTTGGATCTAAGGCAGCAAGTCTGCCAAACAGATCCATCAAAGTCTTTTCAGAATCTTTGCCCCAAGCGTCAGCGAAATCCTTGGAGGACATCTTGGCAACTTTAGCAAACGTTGCCAGAGATTCACCACCCTTGGAAACGGCACGATCGATCTTCAGTACAGTATTTGCAAGTGCCGTACCGCCGAGTTCTGAACGGTGACCAAGGTTCGCCACCGCGGCCGACAGGCCCATCATGAAGTCTGCACTCATGCCGGCAGTTTTGCCAGCACCAGACATACGACGGGTAATTTCGAGGATTGTGCCTTCTGTCGAAAGGCCAGTGTTTCCCAAGTACACGAGCTCAGAAGCGAGACGCTCGATATTATCGCCAACATCTTTACCAGTAATCGTCAGAATCTGTGCGAGACCTTTCGCAGCAGTTTCCGTTTCGATACCATCGACAGCGGTACCGAGCTTGGCAACAGTCTCCGTGAACTTTGCCAAGTCTTCTGTTGCTACACCGAACTGACCTCCAAATGCTGCTATACGCGCGAGCGCCGTATGAGTAAACGGCAACTCACGCGCAAGTCCCCGAATTTGTTCTCGGAGATCTTCAGCAGCATTGTTGAGTTTACCGAATTGATCAACGTTGAGACTGGAAACAGTCTTGACAACATTTGCAAATTCGGATTCGAAATCGGCCGAAATCTTAATCAGTTTAACGAGTGGAGCGGTGACTGCGGTTGTTAGGGCGGCGCCGAACAGGGACAGATTCATTCCCCACTGGCGCTGGAACTGGCCGAACCGATGCATGCTGGCCACCACCATGTTCATGGTTGGTGTCCACTGGTCGATTAACCGGATTGTCCCCTGCATTACTCCGAGCATTTCCACCACCAAACATCATGAAGAACTGGCGACCGATTGACTTCTGTTGTTCAGGAGTCTGTGCGACTCTGTCCTTCATCTCAGGCATATCACCGAAACGCATTACGAAGTCAGTTAACTTGTATGGTGTCGGTTTACGCTTTGGATCCCGATTAACGTTCACTATCGCATGAACAATCGAAGCGAACCTGTAATCGTTTCTTTCATCAGTGAAGGGTGCCGCTTCAGCAAACGCCACCCATTCATTGAATTGATCATAGGTGATTTCGTGGAGCATTTCATCCACGTTCACCCTGCCAAGGCGTAGAGCAAGCTCGTAGGCGAACCTACGAGCCGTTCCACGCTTTAGTCGTTTTTTGCGTCTTCCTCACGCTTTTTCGGATCCGTGAAGCCATTCAGCTCCATGGCTGCCTTCTGGAGACGACCGAACACACGAATGCTCTTGTCTCGGAGAAGCTCGATTTGCTTCTGGTTGAAAATGCGTTCTCCGGTCTCATCGACAGCTGACAGAACAACAATCGAAATCATCGCGTCTTCACGCGCCTTGTTGTTCAGAGACAACTGCTTCTGAAATGTCATTGCTTCTCGGGCGGACAGTGCTTTCAGACGAACCACTCCTGGTTCACCGTCCACCTGCCATTCTGGGATCTCGACATCGAGGGTGTTGAGATCGTCCATCCCGAGGATCTGCTCTGCCGTGAGAATCCGAGAAACCTTCGCAGTCGTTTCGCTCATTGTCGTCTCCTATGTCATCCTTTCGGGAAAGGGGAACATCGTTCCCCCTCCCCACACTAAACAACTTGCAGCTACTACGGTGCGGTCACCCAGTCGTGACGACCGGTGGGCCGGATCGTGATGTCGGCGCCGAGTCGGTCATCGACCGGAGCGGAAGCACCGACGTTCGTGACGAAACCAGAGAACAGCCACGCGGTGCCGTCCGGGAACGTCAGACGGTAGATGTCGCGCGTGCCTTCGAACCACTTGGCCTGCAGACCGGTGCTGTGGTCGTGCGTGCCGTTCGTCGGAACGAAGTTGACGTTGAACGTCAGATCGCCGTGACGACGGATACCGACGATGTATTCGTCATCGGCATTGTTGTGGTTCGTCAGCTCGATCGTGTTCCGCGTGAGGGCCGGAGCCGTGATCTCACGAAGTTCAGCGATCTCGGTGAAAGAGACTGCCCCACCAACCGGATCGGTCGGCGGCCAGTTTGGATCGGGGGACACTGCAATGAGTGTTCCCTGTGCCGACATGCCATCGGACATTTAAACCCCCTCTAAGGAGTCACGTTTTGATTTACAACGCCACGAAGAGCATTGTACGCCAGAAGAATCTTTGCTCTGGCCGGTCCGTATGTTTTCGCTCGCGAGATGATCTGTGCCGCGGGCTTCACATACGCAGGTGTTTCAACCATATTGTGGGTTTTGTCCGACTCCCTTCCTGCGGTGAGAATCACCTGCAGATATGGACCATCACCAGTTGGCAGGGTGTACATGGAACCTAAGAAAATATTGGTTCCAAGAGTCCCCGCACCTGCCGTAACAAGAAGCGCAAGAATTTCCTGCGGAAACGTATCTGACGCCGCTTTGTCAGCCAGGATATTGCAGACGAAACGAATTCGGTGGGCGTCGTCCAAACCGATTTCAAAGGGTTCCTGTGCCTCGATTTTACGGTACCAAGTCATCGGAACACCTTCTTCATTTCGATACGATTTGCGATCCTCTTGAACATGTAAGGAGCAGATTCTCGCAAAACAGATTCAATATACTTCCACTGGCCGATCGGATGGTACGCGTCAGGGTCTTCGTGAACAATCGCTGCGTATTCCATCGTAGTCTTGTTAGACTTAGGATTCACGTTAGCGCCACCGGCGATAATCGTGCACGAATAGCTCTTGATATCCTTGACAGGCTCGAGAACTTTAATGGACTCTCGAAGAGCTCCCGTATCCTTTGGAGTACGCTGAATAACTTCCTTCTTCTCAATCTCCATCTCCGCCTTCATCGCATCACGGGTGGCGCGTGGGAACTGAGCAGCTCCCACCGCCAATCGGCCTGTAACTTGGCCGAGACCCGTCATACGAAATTCTATTCTAGGCAAGAGTAAGAGCCTTCTGAGAAAACACGTTGTTCAAAGTTTCCTTGTACTGGTTACCAATACGATCCCACTGGAAACGCGGATCACGGGCCTTCTGAAACGCCGCAGCCGACTGTTGAAGCCTGTGTCCGTCGTTCTTGTACATCCGGTTCAGGCTACCAATGAACAGGTCCTTGTCAACAATACCACCGATGACATTGATTTCGTTCGGCGTAGCAGCAAACGTACTGCAAGGAATCGCGTCTGCTGCGTCACTGAACAATTCATCCAACGCTGACCAAGCAGGGAAAATCTGCGGGACTCCGCAGGCCATGCCTTCGAGGGTGGTCAGGCCGAATCCCTCACCCTGCGTCGTAGAAACCTGAACGTCGAAGCAGTTGTACACATACGGCATCATCGATTCTTTGACACCGTAGATGATCTCAGGGATGGACAGAATCAATCTGCCCGAAACCCCGTAGTACCGCATCAGCTGCTTGCAGTCGTAACCCTGATCTCCAGTCGGAGCAACGTGGAGGTACAACAAAGCATTGTCAATCCTGTAGCTCTTCACCCATTCACAGAAGTGCTGAATCGTCAGATCCAACCGCTTACGAGGCTGATTGCGGTTGATATTCCCAACGATGAACGCATTCTCCGTGTACGGAGGAAGTCCAATTGAGTTACGAGCCACTGAACGATCAATCGGCTTGTACAGGTCGAGGTCCACTCCCAGTGGGATCACTGAAGAAGTCCCTCGATAGCCACCCTTGGCGGCTTCCGTGGCACCAAACTCGGTCCAGAAAATCGCGTGCTGAAGGCCGTTCAGCTGTTCCCCACGACAATTCTGACCATCTACAGCAACGATCCCAATAACCGGAACATTCCCAGTAGACTTCAGGTACTGAGGAAAGTTCCAAGGATCATTCTGGATAACCACCATCTCGGGACGAATCTGCTCCAGGAACGAAGGAAGCCGGCGAATTCCGAAGAAGTCACCACCGTTCTGCGCCGGATAGATCTTGTACGGATAATCGTGAGGATCACCGTAGTAGTTCAGTCCGAGAACGTGGACATCCCATTCCTTGCGAAGTACCTCAAGAATCTTGTGCGTGCCCTTCGCAAAGCCAGTCGAAGCAACTGCGTCACCAACCCACACAAGTCGTCGAGAAGGCTTGTTCACGACTTCAATCGTGTAACTCTTCTTTTCAACAGATGTGCGTGGGAGAGATTCCCAGAACACAGTGCAGATCGTTGCCCAACTGAAACGGGTCCTTGCTTCTGATATATTGAGCGGAGCCCAAGTGTTCGAGGGTGTTTTCAAAATCTCACGAAGAGTCTTGACAATTTCTTCGTCCGTACTCTCAGGAATAAAGATAGCTCCCAGACCTTCGTACCAACGACGGTAGTGTGGCCGGTCAAAAAGAATCGGCCGAGCTCCACAGAGAAGACCTTCCGCCGCCGGAAGTTCAAAACCTTCGATTCGACGCAGACCAGAAACATATTCAGTCTGTCGATACAACTGAGCCAAATTCGTGTCGGAAATTTCTTTGTGATACTCAACGATTGAATCGTTGAAATCTGTACCCTTCATCTCCAAGCCACCAACGTGAACCTGAATCCCGTTGATAACTTGACAAGCCTTGTTGACGAGGTCAACTGTCTCGAAAGGAGCCAATGTTCCAGTCGTCAAAATCTTGTACTTCGGCCTGCTCAGACCAGGGTTGAAAATCTCACTATCTACACCCAATGGTGAGAAATAGAAAACGGTCTGCTCAGGGAAAACCTGTCCATCTTCCTCACACAGCGCCTGAAGGTCATAATATGACCACACCATTTCGGCGCCAGCCCAGATCGGGAGCCAATCAGCAGTGTTCGGCTTCTGAGTTGTACGCAAGCAGTACTGAATGATCGCGTACTTCTTTCCCAAAGAAGTGATACGCCTAACAGCTTCTTCAGTTTCGGGAAACCCAATAACATGAAGAACTATAAGGTCAGCTTCGTCTGGGTGGTTTACAACTGTGATATCTGAGGGTGCGTACCGCATCATCTTGGTAACGATGCGACCCATTGCCTTGCTGAGACCAGCCTGAGTATTCAAAAACACATTCATTCGCTTCTCCCTGCGCTCGCGCGCAACCACTTCTCTGGGTCCTTCTCCTCTCGCCAGGGGATACTCACCGCGGTATCCCGTCCAGCGCAAGTGAAACAAGCCTGCAAGGGTTCACTTCTGTTCAGGTACTGCTTCAACTTCACTTCGGACAAGCCGAAGATCTTGATCCCGTCCGGATTCTCCGTTTTCCCCTGCACGAGCGTAGACATGTGCGGCGCACAGCAGCAAGTGTAGAAGTGTCCCCAATTTGCTACTCGGGAGAAGTGCCGAAAGAAGCATCCGGCAAATTTCACCTTCGTAGCTTCGGGGGAAGTCCGTTCAGGTTCAAGAAGAGTGCGGAAATTGGGGTGAAGACGTTCGTCTCTTAAAGACAAAACGCGACCGGTATCCGCACATTTGTTTGCGATCCACGCAAGGCTCGCTTCATCGTGCTTTCCTGGATAAATCGACAGGACCAACACGTCAAAGGATTCCCAGAACTCCGGCGCCATTCGAGGGAGGGTCAACCCATTGGTCCACACCTCGATAGTTGGAGCAATCTTACTTGCGCGCGCAATCTTCAGAATATCAATGAGCTTCGGGTTTAGCGTAGGTTCCCCACCCAACGCACCCCAGACATCTGCACGAAGAATCTTCGCTAACCCGTTGAGGTCCAACTCCACCTGAAACGGATCAGCATGCTTGGGACCAACCTTGCGCCAGAGTGGCACATGGTGATTGCAAGCAACGCACGACAGCTGGCACGCCGTCGTTACGTCCGTTTCAAGGTGAGGGATTCGAATCAAAAAGCTCTCCACACAGCAATCGTACCAGAATCTTCGACCGACATCTCGATACTGTGAATTTCAGACTTCTTCTCAGACAGAAACGTTGAAA